GAAGATTCTTTGATGGGAATGATGGGCGGTGGTATGGCCGATAAAAATAAAAAAATGTATAGTTATCAGGAAGGTGGAGGTGTTTTAGATACGATAAAGGGACTATTTGCCAACTTAGGAAGATCTTCTAATCCTATGGTTAGTCAGGTTAAAAGCGATATGCCATTGATGGAAGAACAGATAGATGCTCCAATGATTGATATGGATGCTGTTTTAGCCAGAAAGAAAATGCAAGACGATGCAGGTTTTAGCATAGTCCCTGTTGCTGGGGAGTTTAAAGGGACGAGGATTTATCAAGGAAGTCCTGAAATGGAGAAATATTTAGATAGTGGTGCTCACCAAGAATTTATAAAAAGAAAGTTTGCTCAAATGAAGTCGCCTGAAGTTGCCCCCTATCAAGATGGTGGTAAAGTTGTTAGTAAAATTTATCGTGGAATAGGATTAGATCTTGATAAGGCAGAGTTAGATATGGATGATGGTATGTATAATATGAGACGAGTCCTGTCCGTGCCTGCTGAACAAGTTGGTGAGGGTAGCGGTTTAAGGTATTACTCTGGAGAAGCTACTTCTGATAGATTATCATCTCTTAGACCTCAGTCGTTTATGGATGCAACATTCAAAATGAATGTATCTCCTCAGGACTCTATCCCTGTAGCTATGATAGAACAGTATTTAGCACCAAAAAAGAAAAAAGGACTTATGGGCTTACTGGGGTTTCAAGATGGCGGCATGATAGGCCCGCCATTACCACCAGAAATGATGGGACAGGCAATAAATCAACGATTAAGTGACAGCATTGACATGAGGATGCAAAATCCTCAGGCAGGCGGTAGTATTGGAGTAGCTCGTGATCAAGCTATGGCTCTGCAAGATAGTATCAATATGAACACTGTGGATAGTGCTAGAAAGTCATTACAGTTATTAAAATTGAAATCCTTGTTAAGTGAGGGTGGGGACACACTGAACTTTGAAGGGTCTATGATGCCTCCAAATCAAGAAATGGAAAGTGCAAGGGCTAGAGACTTAATGGAGTTTTTAAAAATGCAAACAATGCAAAGAGGCATGGGTTCAGTAATCGAAGGCATGGGAGATGAACCAATGAGAGCTCTTAGATAATGGATAAAGACCCTAGAGCTTCTTATAACGAAGAATTATATCGCCAATGGCGTGATTCAAGATCTGACTGGGACACAGAGGCCCGTAAGGATATTGACTTTTATCTTGGGAATCATTTTAGTCAAGATGAATCTGATGAGTTGTCTCAGAGAAATCAGGCAGACATACCAATGGACAGGATCTCTGCCGCTATTGAAAAGTTTAAAGCAGTACTAACATCCAGACCACCAGCGTTTACGATAACCCCTAGAGAAGATTCCGATGTACAAGTTGCTACATTGTGGAGAACAGTCATGGGTTATGTGTGGCAAAACTCAGATGGTGACTGGCAGATGAAACAGGCAATACAGGATTATGCTACTACCGGCATGGGGTATCTGTATGCCTACATTGACTCAGAATCAGATTTCGGTAGAGGTGACGTTAAGTTCACTTATGTTGACCCGTTTAGAGTGTACGCATCTCCCAGCTCTAGAGATCGCTGGTTTGGCGATTCGGATGGCATTATCCTTTCCACCATCCTAACGGGGGAACAAGCCGTCAACCTCTACCCTGAATTGGCAGACAAGCAAGACCCCCTTACTGGAGAGACAATACCGGGAATCATAAACGATATTTCTGGATTTACTTATGATGAGGAAGATTATCCGTCATCACAAAATAAAAACTCAATGGTGGTGTTTACACCAGCAGATGTAAAAGATAAAGATTACTATCAGGTAAAGAAGTATCAGGTATTAGAAAGATTTTATAAAGTCAAGGTTCCTTACTACAGGGTCATTGACATGCAGACACAGGATGAAGACATTCTGTCTCAAGAAGAGTACGCCAAGTTCTATCAGGAAAACACAGAAGCATTTGAGATTGGTGCATTTACAGCCATAGAAGTCTTACAGACTAGAGTGAAAGTATGTGCATCAATGGGAGAAGTTGTTTTGTATGAACAGATTTTAAATACGGATGAGTATCCAATCATACCACTTCCAAACATTTGGACTGGTACTCCATATCCAAAGTCTGATGTATCTAGGGCTAGACCAATGCAAAGGCTTTTAAATAAGCTATGGTCTTTGGCACTGTCTCATGCACAGGCATCAGCAGGATTAAAGCTTTTAGTACCTTTGGGTAGTGTGGACGACATAGATCAACTTGAAAAAGACTGGGCTAACCCGAACGCAGTCATTGAAGTGGACTCATCCCAAGGCGAACCGCACTACCCTGCTCCTCAACCGCTTGCTGGTGAGTTTTACAGGTTGATACAGCAGTCAGAGTTTTATATAGATTTTATCTTTGGTCTACCAGAAATGATGCATGGGTTTGCAGAGAAGGCTCCGGAGACTATGAGGGCTACAGAAAGAATGATAGCACTGGGTAGCGAAAGACCAAAGTCCAAACTCCGAGACATAGAGTTTAGTATTAACAAATTGGGTAAGGTTTTGTATAACCTGTCCAAAGGTCACTACACCTACAAAAAGATTTTTAGACTAGCACAGCCAAATAACAACATCACAGAGGTTATGGCAAACTTCTATACAGATGTATCTCAGGCAATATTAGACCTGAAGAAAGAAAGGCACATGTTAGACCAGCACGATGTAAGAATTGAACCGGGATCAACAATGCCATCCAGTAAGTATGCAGAACTAGCTGTATATCTAGAAGCGTTCCAGATGGGTATTGTAGACCGTTATGAAGTATTGAAGAAGAATCCTGAGCTATTTGACAAGGAAGGTATTATGAGGAGGACGGAAGAGAAGCAGTTAATGCAACAGCAGATACAGGCAATGGATGCTCAGATAAAGAATTTGCAAGGTGACTTGCAGACAGCCCAAAGAGAATCAGTCAGTGATAGAAAGAGAGTCGAAGTTGAGAAGTTCAAATCACGTTTGAGCGAAATCAATTCCGAGTCTAAGGCTGATAGAAGGGTACAACGTGGAAAACTAGAAAACGAGGTGAAGCTTGAGGTGGAGAAATTGGCTAGCAATCTCAAAGATGTACAGAGAAAAGTCAGTTCTACTCCAGAAGCCTAAAGACATCTAAGGAGAAACTATGTCAACACTAGAACAACAGGAAATGAATATCCCAGCCGAACAGCCCGGTGCTAATAGTACTTTTGAAGAGGATATCATCAGTCAGCAGGCAGGCCCACAGCTTGTCGCTGAAGCTCAAGAACCAGTACAGGAAGAAGTTCCTGCTGTAGATTATGAAGCTGAGTCTAAAAAGTTTCAGTCTATGTATGATCGGTCACAGGCCGAAAATGCTAAATTGCAACAAGGTGCTCAGATATTACAGCTACTAGAACAGAGACCTGATTTAGTTCAGGTTCTTGAGGATGGTATAGCCGGAAACAGAACACAACAGCAACCAGAGCAAACAGTAGGCAAGGATGATTTCAATCCTTGGGACACTTTTGATTTAAACACTGATACAGGCAGATATGTAGATAGACAGCTTGGAGATAAAATACAAAGTGTTGTAGATCAAAAAATGGCCCAACAACAGCAACAGATACAGGCTGAAATGCAAATGCAAAACACTGTGAATGAGTTGAGGGGAACTTATAAAATGTCCGATGGTGAGATTCAAGAGTTCTTACAGTTTACAACACAGCCTAAAGAGAGAGTAGGTTTGAATAATCTAGTCAAACTTTGGCAGATGCAGAGCGGTAAATCCGTTGCTAATAATGATACAATGGAAGCGGTAACTGCGGCACAGCAGGCTCCTCGCACAGCAGGAGTTCTCCAAGGAGAGCCACCAATGCCTAAAAAGAATGATACAGACAATATGTTTGATTCAATCATGGCAACCAGTAGCTCTGGAAGATTACCGTGATTAATAATAACCACATAACACAAAGGTAACAAAATGGCAATATCATTCAATTCTGGAGTATTAAAGTCCAGTGATATTACTGCTACTACCTCTGATGCTGGTGTAGGTCAAAGACCGGATAGAAGACGAATATTTAATTTCGGCGACAGAGTTGCCGAGTTGGTTCCAGAGGAATCTCCATTTTTCGTCTATCTAAATCAGGTCGCTAAAGCACCTACCGATGATCCAGTGTTCCGTTATTTAGAAAATCGTAACCGAATTAGCTTTACAGATCGTTCCTTGCTTCTTAAAGGTGCTGTTGGCACGGTTTCCGCAGGTTCTTCGTATTCATTTACTGTTGATACTGCTGGGGGAGCCGCTGTCGAGTACCTAGTAAAAGGTATGGTTTTGGCTATCGGGACGAAAGACGATACAGACGGATACGGTCAGGCATTAGTTAGGGTAGAGTCAGGAGTAAGTCATGCAAGTTCTGATTCATCATTTACTGGTAAAGTAATTGATGTGTCTGCTGTCAGCGGAAGTAATAGCTTGGCTGATAATGACGTAGCTCAAATCATAGGTACTTCCTATGAAGAAGGTTCTGGTTCCCCCGATGTATTTTCTTCTGAAATAGAAGATGACTTTGGGTACACCCAGATTTTTAAAACAGCGGCAGAAATGACCAACACTGCTTATGCAACTCGCTATCGTGGGTATGCTGAAGAGTGGAATCGTATCTGGGCTACCAAACTGCGTGAGCACAAGATTGACATTGAAAGAGCTATGCTCTTTGGTCAAAAAGCTCGTGTAGGTGGTATCCAGTACTCTGAAGGTCTAGTCGGTCACATTGTAAAGAATGTGTCACCAGTAACAGATGATTCTGCACTTTCCTATTCTTCTGGAAATGCATATCATCGTAGTGTTGCACAAGCTGAATTAACATACGATAGATTGCTCAGTGATCTTGAAGTTATTTTTGATCCAGCTAGAGGTGGAATGGCAGAGAAGCTAGTACTATGTAGTTTACCAGTCATTACATTCTTTAACAAGTTAGGTGATGGTGCGTTTCTTGATGCGTCTATCGGATCTTCAAACAACATGCCTTTCAGACTAAACTTTGATTCAAGAGAAGGTGCTTTCGGACATTCTGTAATGGTGATTGATACCATTCACGGAAAGTTGAACCTTGTCAAAGAGCCATTGTTTAGAGGAATCGCATCTGGGTTTATGCTCATGGCTGATATGACACAGCTTGCTTATCGTCCATTAATTGGTAACGGTATCAATCGTGACACTCAGGTTATGACTAATATACAGGCGGCTGATGAGGATTTAAGGAAAGATATGATCTTGACCGAAGCTGGTTTAGAGATTACTCTTCCTGAGTCACACGCACTGTTCAACCTAGAAGGAGTCTAAGATGAGAGCTGATTATCTAAATAATAACAGCGGTAAAGCTGATCTTAAATTAAAAGTAGAGACTGTTAATGCGGCTAAAACCTTAACTGCTTTAGATTCTGGTAAGGTTTTTATGGTTCAGCAAGACTCTGCTTATGAGATTACATTACCATTAGCGGCAACTGCTGGTTCAGGCTGGCATGCTAAGTTCGTCTTATCTGAAGTTGCATCTAATGCTGTAACGATTGCTAACAACACATCTGAGGACACTATTGTTGGAACAACAGTTGGTGCTGATGGTAGTGCTGGTAGCAGTGCTGAGTCTGCTGTTGATGAGATTGTTTTCATCAGTGGTGCGGCTTTAGGAGATCAGGTTGAGTTAGTTTGCGATGGTGCAATTTATTATGCCAAAGCACAGGCTCACGATGCGGCTCATATAACCATATCTTAATCCGAATACATAAGGATAACAGTAATAGGTACTGTGAGGGCTGTCAAAAAAAGGCGGCCCTCGAAACCTAAAAGGATTGATTATGAAAAAATGTATACATTGTAATAAAGATAACAAGGGAGGATGGTTCTACTGCAAGTCTTGCGGTAAACAAGCATCTGAAAGTAAGTTTACTACTAATATGTGGATGACTTCTGACTTAGGAAAAAGAACAGATATTGAGTTTTCTTCTCAAACTATGGATGACAATGTAAAAAGCATGAGAAAAAATTTAGGTTATGCCAGCTAAAAAGAAAAAGGATCCAAAGCTCGCAAGGGCTGGTGTGAGTGGCTATAACAAGCCAAAGCGTACTCCAAATCATCCAAAAAAGTCACATGTGGTGGTTGCTAAAGTTGGTAGTAAAACAAAGTTAATTAGGTTTGGACAGCAAGGAGTTAGGGGTGCTGGTAAAAATCCAAAGAGTAAAAAAGATAAAGCTAGACGTAAAAGTTATTACGCTAGACATAATGCACAAGACCCTAGACCTAGCAAATTATCAGCAAGGTATTGGAGTCACAAAGTTAAATGGTAAAAGGAGTCTAATATGCCAATGGGTAAAGGAACTTATGGGTCTAAACGTGGAAGGCCAAAGAAGTCAAAAATGAAATCAAAAGCACCTAAGAGTGTAAAGGGTGTTTCTATGGCTGGGTTGAATATGAGACAGGCTAATGCTATGAAAAAACATTCAAAGCATCACACTGCAAAGCACCTTAGAATGATGGCAAACGCTATGAAGAAAGGAAAAAGCTTTACTGAGTCTCATAAAATGGCTCAAAAGAAAGTTGGAAGGTAGTGGCAAGAACCGTTAGTTGGATGTGGGGTGGTAAAAAACACTACGGAACATTGATAAGAGAAACTAAAACTCATAAATTTGCCAGAACAAAAAACGGAAAGATCAAAAAGATTAAGAAGTAGTGCCTAGAAAATTTAAAAAAGTACCCAAGACTAAAAGAGGCGTTCCTAAGAAGTATGTAAGAGGTTCTAAGAATAGAAAGAAGACACAAGACGAGATATTAAGAACTAGAAAGATGTACAGAGAGGGTGCATTAACACCTGCAATGATGGATATGATCTCTAAGCAAAGGAGTAAAAGTGGCAAGAAAAAAAGCAGTAAAAAGAAAAGCAAAGCCAAAAAGAAAAGCAGGCGGTAGTAAAGCCGCTGTACTTGCTAAGTATTCCAAAAGTTCTGGAATATCTAAAGGTACGCTATCTAAGGTTTACTCTAGAGGCTTGGGTGCATACTACTCTAGTGGGTCTAGGCCCGGAGTCAGTGCACATCAGTGGGCCGCTGGTAGGGTAAGAAGTTTTGCTACTGGTAAAGGTGGTGCTAGAAAAGCAGATGCAGATTTAATTCGTGGTGGTAAAAAGAAAACAGCAAAGAAAAAAACTGTAAGAAGAAGAAAGAAGAAATAGATGGCAACATTTCATGCACAAGTACAAGCATTAACAAGTTTAACTATAGATGATAGTAGTGCACCGACCAAAACAGAACTAAGTCAGTTCTTAACAGATGGTGCAAAGGAAGTGCTAAATTCTTTGCCTAGATCTAAGCAATCCCTGTTTACAACCTCAAATGATTTGAACGGTAGTAGTCCAAACTTCACAGTTCTTGGCTCAGAAATATTTAGTGTTACTAGAGATGATGGCACAATTAATCAACCTTGTAGAATAGTAAGACCAGAACTAAATGGAAGGATTAGAGATGCTGATGACATGATGGCGGCTACTGCTACAGACCCAGCATACTATATAACCAACAATATATTAAGTGTTGTACCAGAGCCTACTAACGCTCAAAACGCTCATGTACATACATTGAACTACCCTACGGTAACATTTGAAAATAGTGTTATTGCAAAGTTTCCAGATGATGGAGAATATTTAGTTGCTCTTTATGGTGCTATTAAATCTCTTAGTAATAAATTAAGCACTTTGATAAAATCAGATTTAAGCATATCTGCATCAGCACCAAGTGCTCCTAGTCTGGCTACACTGTCTTATTCAAATGCCAGTAACACAGGTGCTAGTTCTAGTGCTGTGAACTCTGTTACGGTCTCTACAGTTTCAGTTGCAGATACAAGTGGAAATGCTCCAACGTATACAAAGCCCGGCACTACCGTTAATTTTGGAAGTGGTAATGATTTTGATACGTTGTTAGGCACAAATGAAGATACTGAATTGGCCTCTGTTGAATTACAAAAACAAAATCAATTACTTGATGCTCATAGAACGGATATACAGAATGAGTTAAATGAGTTTAATAAAGAAAATGCAAGGTATCAGGCCAGTGTGCAGGGAGTGCTTGCAAAACACAATACTGATTTACAGGTAGCATTAAGACAGGCCCAACTTGATGCCGCAGATGCACAGCAAGAGGCATCTCAAGCAACAGATGTAGATAAATTTAACAAATCACAAGATCAAGCATTAGATTTGCAAAACAAAGCACAGACTTTACAAGCGGCTGTACAAAATAATGACGATCTTGTATCTAAGTTTTTAGCAGAATTAAATAAATATAGTGCACAGGTCAACACTGAAGTGCAAACCTATTCTCAAAACCTTGAAAATAATCAACGTAATTACAACATCTATGCTCAACAACAGGCTAAATTACAGGCAGATTACGACAAAGGAATACAGGCGTTGAGATAATGGCGATACAATCACTAACAGTAAAACAGATTATCAGCAGGGTTAGACAGGTTTTTCCTAACGCACCTGAAACATATATCATGTCCTTAATAAATGATGCATTGAATGAGTTAGGTCAATACTCGCAGAAGTCCATGTCTGCTAAAATAAACATAGAAGCTAATAAAACATTTTATGATTTGTCAGACAGTGCAACAGATTCTAGTAGCAATGCAATGGGTATTAATAAAGTTTATAGAGTAGATATAATGGATAACGATGGTGATTACATAAGAATACCTAGAGTTGTTGACGGTGAACCATTAATGTTTGACATGACATCTGAATCTGCAATAGAGGAGCCTTCATAATGGCAAGTGAAATAAAACATCCGGAAGATAAGGTACTGTATTTTATAAGAGGAGATCATTTAGGTCTCATAACAACATTCTCTTCTTCTGGCGAGTCTAGGACTGACAGAAAGGCATATCAGGCATTTGACCACTCAGTTACTAACGGTATGCTTCTTCATTATTACGGTAATCCAAATAAGGTTACTGCGATTACACAGACCCCAGACATAGACAATCTTTTTCATTCAGCCATTGTTGATTATGTAAAGAAGTGTTTGTATATGGATAGGGCTGGTACAGAATCAGATGCTAGTATGGCTCAAGTGTCTATGAACCTGATGATGCAACACGAAAGAAAATTTGACATGGCCGTAAAGAAATACGGCACCAAAAAGAGAAGTAAGACTGGAGGAACCAGAGCAGTAGTACCAGCAAGTTTTACTTAATATAATTGATTGATTATTTGTTTTGATATAAGGTAAGTTACAGAACATATAATTTAACTATATGGATGCTTTAAGCGGTGGTGGAGGAATATAGGATAGATTATGGCAAACCCAAATAAATTCACCGCTAAGGAAGTTCTAAACAAAGTACTTCTAGACTCTTCAGGAAACGCCGTCACGGCAAACTCAGTAACCTCACAAGAAGCACTAAACAGTGTTTTAGATACTACAAACAACAGATTAAATATGTCCCTAGCCGGAGGTACGATTTCTGGAGATGTAACTATATCAGGAGACTTAACAGTCAATGGTGATAGTGTTGCTAACGTAAGTGAAGTGGTAAATGGTGATATGACCATAACATCATCTGCATCAAATCATCCAATATTAACACTTGAAAATACTAATACTGATGATAGTCCAGCTTTTTTAACTTTCAAAAAAAGCAATAGTGGTGATGCCAATAATGGTGATGAAGTAGGTCAGTTTAAATATCAAGCGTTTAATAATGCTGGCACTCCAGAATTAACAACTTATGCTGACCATTTTGTTTCAACTGAAGATGTTGCTGATGGTTCAGAAGATGGTTCTATGACATTTAGAACTATGAAATCTGGAACACTAACTCAAACAATGCAGTTAAAAAGTGGTGATGCTACTTTTTCTGGTGCAGTAACTGTGTCTGGCGGTAATGTAAATGTAGATGGTGCAAACAGAAAAATATTAATAGGTGAATCTGGTTTATCTGGCGGAGCATTTGGACATATAGGTTGGAATGATAGCAGTGACCATTTATTTATAGGTCATTCTTATGGCTCTGCTTTTAATGAAGATATAGTTATTTCATCTGGTGGAAATGTTACTTTTTCTAATAAAGTAAAAATAGACCAAGATTCTAATAATTTTGCTTTAGAGATAGACTCTGAAAACACTACAGCTAATGCTATATTAGTTGAATGTGATGCTCTCACCTCAAATGGTATTGCAAGATTTTATTCTAATTCATCTGATTCAAGTTCAAGAAGTCTTATTCAGATAGTAAATAATCACGCAAGTGCAACTGGTGCTGTACCATTGAAAATTGAGCAAAACAGCACTGGTGTCGTTGGAGATTTGCACGGAGCAAGTGGTTCTACATTAAGACTTACATCTGCCAATACAAATATAACTGGTGCTGAACTTGTTGGAAAAGTTGAAGCATTTATATCTGATGCAAGTGGTAACTTGCCGGGAGTTGCTGGTTCTATAGACTGGACTACAAACGGCTCAATAGATGGTAGCTCAACAAAAGGTACAAATTTTACCTTAAAAACATATCTTGAATCCTCTGGGTTAGTTACAAATATGGTGCTTGATGGCAACTCCAGAATCTCACTTTCTAATAATGATAGTGGTACATCAAATACCATCTTTGGAAAAAATGTTGGAACTATTGACTCTGGTTCAAATTACAATGTATTTATTGGGGAAGATGTAGCTACTGAAAATACATTAGACGATGCTACTCAAAACACCGCTGTCGGATACAGGTCAGGACATAGTTTAACTTCTGGAGATAGTAATAGTTTCTATGGTAGGCAAACTGGACTAGAGATGCAAGATGGTTCAGAAAACACCTTTATAGGAATGAACGCTGGTGCTACATCTGTTTCTGGAACTAAGATGGTTGCTGTTGGCGTAGGTGCAATTGGGACTGCAAATGTTACTACTGCCGCTACTGGCACTGTGGCGATAGGTTATGACAGTTTAAAAGTGTTGACATCGGGGGCTGGTAACACAGCAGTTGGATTTGAAGCTCTGAAGTCTGTTGATACAGGTGGTGAGAATGTTGCAATGGGTTCTGAAGCGGGTCTTGACTTAACATCTGGAGCTGAATCAGTGTTAATAGGTAGTAGAGCTGGATATAACCTCACAACAACAAATGGTAATGTTGCTATAGGCAGATATTCTTTATATAATTCTACCGATGCAATTGATTGTGTGGCTATAGGTAGACAAACTATGTTTTTAGGAAGTGCTACACAAACAGGAACAGTTGCAATAGGTAAAAATTCACTTACTAATTTATCAAGTGGCTCTGGAAATACCGCCGTTGGATTTGGTACAGCCGAACAAACTACTACAGGCGGTGGGAACACAGTTTTGGGCTACCAAGCACTTACTGGCGATGCTGATGGAGATGGATCAGACAATACTGTTTTAGGACATAAAGCTATGTTGTCGGCAGTAAGCCCAAGTAAGAATGTTGCGATTGGTGATTCTGCAATGAGAGTAATGAATGGAACTGCTAATGGAATTGCAGATTGTGTAGCGATTGGAGCAAATGCTTTCTTTGGAGATGCTACAAATACAACAACTGGTACAAATGGTACGGTAGCAGTCGGTAAAGATAGCTTAAAGTCGTTAACAACTGGTATTAAATCAGTTGCTGTTGGTTATCAATCTCAAGCAAATCAAACTACTGGAAATAGAAATACAACTCTTGGATATGGAACAATGTATACTGCTGATGGTGGAGAAGATTTTAATATTGCCATTGGAAGTGAAGCTGGTTATTTTATCAATAATGACGCATCTCACGATAATGTAATCATTGGTAAAAATGCACTACAGGGCGGAAATGGTGAAATTATAGGTTGCGTGGCAATCGGTTCTAATGCTATGGATGCAGTCTCTAATAATAATCAAACAGGAACGATTGCTATTGGCACAGATGCATTGGGAGGATTAACAAGTGGTACTGCAAACGTGGCTGTGGGACACGAAGCATTAAAAGCACTTACTACAGGAGCATCAAATCACGCATTTGGGTATCAATCACAGTTTGCTAATGTAGATGGAGTAGCAAACGTATCATTTGGAAGAGGTACTTTAGGTTCAAATGTAAGTGGTAATTTCAATACAGCTTTTGGACATCAAGCCTTAGAGACTTTTAATAGCGACATAGATGGGAAAAATACAGCAGTAGGAATAAATGCTGGTCAGGCTGTAACCACAGGCAGAGAAAATACAATTTTAGGTGCTTTTACTGGGGATGCTATGACAGCTGGTGTTCAAAATGTTATTGTTGGAGCAGATTCAGATATTAGTGCTGTAGATGCTGGTAATGAAATAGTATTAGGATATGGGGTAACAGGAAAAGGCTCTAATAAAGCAACAATTGGTAATGCAGACATTACTGATGTTTATATGGCATCAGATAGTGGTGCTACAGTTCATACTGCTGGTATTCAATTTCCATCAAGTCAAGCGGCAAGTGGTGGAGCAAATGTACTTGATGACTACGAAGAAGGTGAACATACTGTTACTGGAACAGATGCTGGTGGCGGTACATTTACATTGAACAGCAGTTACAACAAATTGACATATACAAAAATTGGAAGACAAGTTACTGTTTCTGGTGAACTTGCATTAAATGATTTAAGTAGCACTGTATCTGGGGAATTAAGATTTACATTACCTTTTGCATTATTAGACCATTCAACAGGCGGTGATAGATTTCTTGGAGTTGTACAAACAAGAAATGTTAATCATACTGCAAATGCTGTTAGTCTGGTGGCAAAAGCTGTAAACGCTACACAGTATTTTTATATTGTAGAGATAACAGATGATGGAATAGAGTCTTCTGTAACTGGTGCAATGTGTTCAACGAATGATGAAGTAACTGTGACATTGACATATTTTACATCTTAATTGGATAATTAAGTGGAACTAATAAGGAGTAAATAATGAGTTTAGAAAAGAAACAAACATACGATTATGAAGTGCGTGGAGAATACAAATGTATCCAAGAACGCTGTAAAACATCTATTATGGAAGATGGTGAAGAAATATCATATTCATACAATAGAAAATCATTTGCACCAGATGCCGATATAAGTGGTGAGTCTGATGAGTTAAAGGCATTAGCAAATGCACTGTGGACAGATGAAATCAAAAAAGCGTATGCAGATAGTAAAAAAGAAGATTAACTAAACAAGGAGTCAATAATGGCTAAAGAAAAAAAAGAAAAGCCAGTTATTAATCTTGATGGTAAAGAGTATATCATTGAGGACTTAACTGATGAACAGAAGATGATGGTGAATCATATAAACGACATACAAAACAAACAAGCATCAAACAGATTTATTGCAGATCAGCTACAAGTTGGTCACGATGCATTTGTTAAGATGTTGAAAGAGTCGTTAGAGTCTGAAGAAGAGGTTAAAGAAGACTAATGCTTATAAGGAAAAGTTCTCAGGGTCATTACTTGCGACTATATAGAAACAGTACTCCCGGTGCTACTAGGACGAAGACATACCCAGATGGTACGACTGAGACCCTGACTTATCCTTCTAGATATAAATATTTTTTAGTAGTAGATGGTGAAGTTGTTCAAAGAAGTAATAGTTGGGCAACCATTGAACAGGCTTATGTTGATGAATGTGAAGATAGTCATGGTGGAGGTCATGGTAGGTTAGACCCCGGACATCATCACCTTATTAATTGTGTGGCTACATCACAGTCTGATTATCCTACAATGGATAACACAAAGGCAGAGATACAAGATTTTTACGATAAACGAGGTATATCATACTCCAGCTCAGAAACCAAATCAGAGTTGCTGTCTAGGATAGTTCCAATGATGGCTGGAGATGAAGAAGTCTCAAAACACATAAAGGTATAGATATGAAAAAGATAATGGCTTTTTTAATTGCTTTTTCTTTTGTAGGTGGGTCTCCTTCTGATTCTGTTCAATACGAACAGTTGGTGATGAGCGAAGAGATAAAGAAGAAAAAAAAGAAGAAAGGTAAAAAGCTTAAAAACAAAGGCAAGAAGAATAAAAAGAAAGGTTTCTTTTCAAAGGTGTTTGGTTCTAAGTAATGAGTCTTTACAAATACACACAGAAAGAGGCGGCTAATCTCTTAATAGGTCAGAATGGTTTCGATGTTATAGCAGAGCACGATACAAATGTTGTAAACCCAGATACAGGTTCTTGGATAGCTATACAGGCATTAGGTAAAGACTCTAGTGGTACGACTGAGTTTCTTAAAATAAAAGCAACATCTAATATAGGTGATGACATTAGTTCTTTTGTCAACCTAATACCCGGAGAGATACTGTATGGAAACTTTAGTGGTATTGTAAACCATACAGACTCTACAGCAGTATGCATAGCTTACAGAGGGTAAGAAGGACAGAGAGGCTAAAGAGGAGAGCAAAGATGAAAAGTCCATTAACTGATTTGGTAACTTGGCAAAAAGAAACTGGACAACTAGACGGTTGGACAGCTTATCATTTAGCGGCTGGTGCGTTTCTTTGTAAGGTGTTTCAGTGGTGGGGATGGACTGATTTTTGGTGTGTGATGGGAGTCTTTATTGTTGGTGTTCTTTGGGAGGTGTTTGAGTATTACATAGAAAATTGGAAGCCTTATGGCAGTAAAAAAAGGTGGGCATACAATACCCTTGCTGATATTGTGGTAGAAACTGCAATAGCATGGTGGATGGTGCTATGAGTCAAGTAATAAAAAAAGTAATTAAAAAGGGTTATGAAGTTGTTAGTACGAGTTATGGGACTCCTGTTGTGTATGAGTATGACAGGAGGGTGCAGTCACGGTTGGAGCGTAGGGGGCTACCAAATCACACCGCAGGATACGGTTACAAATACAGTATTTATAGAAGTAATGGGGATTGATTCAGTCTTGCATTACTATCATGGCAGAGTGTACGAAACATCTAATTGGTGTTGGGTGCATCATCAGTTTGAAGACGTGGTGAAATGAGTGGAAAGCCGGATACCGCCAGAAGCTATCGTGCTACCGTTCTTGATGATAACGCCATTGTATCTATTAATCTTAAATGGCTTGCTCAGGGATGTGTTCTTGTGGCAGTATTGGTCTATGGTTATTGGCAAATTGAGAGTCGTATCAAGGCGTTGGAAAATAAAGTGGCTTCTGCGGATGAACAAATTGAAAACTTACTTAGTAAACATATTGTTGAAGAAAAAGCGGAAAGGGAAGAACTAGCACAGAAGGTAGCATTTTACGAAAAAGAGTTAAATCTAAACCCATTCAGTTGGGGTAAGAAGAAGCGGAAATGAATCATAATGAGTTTCAGATTATTGCAGAAGAATTATTCGGAAAAGCAGTATGGCTGGCTTTTGCGTATTTGGGCATATCTATCTTTAAGGGACTCATTCTTAATGTCTACGAAGGTCTTATGGTTTTTATTGGGAATGATTTTAATCAAGATGACGTTGTATATTTGGGCCCAGAAGAACGGCCTGCTAGAATTGTTCGTATGGGAATTAGAAAAACTGTTTTCTATATGAAGGACGGAGATGGCAGGTGGACGATTAAGATGGCGGTTCCTAACGAATCCTTAAAAACAATGGTAATTAAAAAAGAGTTACCGAAAAATGGTGGTAGGTTCCATAGCATAACAGGACAGGAAGATGGAAAATAAAGATATATACCAAGTGCTGGTAAAGCACGATGAAAGATTAAAAAACATATACTCTACTTTAAATAGGATTGAAAAACATTTAGATAAGTTAAATGGCAAAGTGGAAAGGCACGAAACAGGCATAGCAAAGATGCAAGTCTGGGGTAGTGTAGCCTTAGTTACTTTTCCAATCGTAATCAACGCAATAATGAGGTTAATGTAATGGATATTAAATCAATGTTAGTAAAGCTTGCAGAAGAGCAGGCAGACAAGATGAAAGAAGAAGCAATCAATCACCTTGCATCAGATGAGATGTCAGAGAGTATTGCTACTGCAATCAACAAAAAGATTGACATCCCTTTCGTATCTGAAGAAAAAGAACAAATCTTCTTTGAAAAGATGGTAGACGTTGTAACAGACGTTATAGAGGGATTATTCAAAGGTAAGTAGTGCCTAAAAGACTGTACCAATTAAATGACTTTAGCGGTGGATTAAACACCGTTAAGGACATTGCTGACATTGCTGACAATGAGGTAGGTGCGGCTAGGGCTGTCATGTTCAATGTGTATGGTGGTATACAGCCATTCTACAGTATGAAAGACAGCACCAATAATAAAATTGCCTCCTACTCTACCTCGTTTACAGATGAAACTTGTGACTACAATGATAGCCCTACGATTGCACACGATGCAAATACTAGAATTGTTCTTGGGATGACTGTTGCTGGAACAGGAATACCCTCCAATTCATTTGTGAAGTCTGTAACTAGTAGCACCTCTTTTGAGTTAGGTGACGGCCCCAATGGAAGTAATGTTTCTACTACTGGGGGTAGCGTAACAAATGGAACATTAACTTTTACAACTGGTGTGGATACGGTACAACCCGGATATGGATTAGGTTATTTTGAGACAGACTTCGCAAGAGACTTGGTTACAGTTTCTCAAACGAGTTCTATTACAGGAGATGACGATAATGAAGGTTCCGCTACTGGGTTCATAGCAAGAACTAATGGCGGTGTATTAAAAGAGTTGGAATATAGAATTAGTGGCACTCAACAAAATTTAGCATCTTCTTTTCCTGTTGGCACGTTGGTTAATATAACTTCTAGTTCTTTTGCCACAAATGGAATTGATCCAAATGGTCAGGGAATATATCGTGTAGTAGATACCAATGGAAATAATATTGTTTTTAATAAAGGTATTGGTCTTTTAGTTGAAGGCAACGATCCGATTGGTGGCGGCCCATTACCTCAAGTTTATTGGAGTGCTACTCTTACAGGTGCCTCTATGGGCGATCAAGTATTGCTTTTGTCTAGTCCAGTAGATCACACAATAGATACCTTTTCTATAAATTCTGGTACATGGGAGTTAAGCTCAATTACTTTACGATCATCAACAGTATCAGGTAATCCTTCTAAGGTTAAGTATTACAAAGTAGAAGAGTCTATAAGATGTTGCGATACTGCCGATAAAAATGATTGTAAAATTCAATGGTATGGCTGGATACAAAGAAGGCATTTTGACGGAGTTAATTCTTCCACTGACGATAATTCCTATATGAATTATTTTGCAAAGGACAATGATCTTGCAAAACCAACAGAGGTTGTTCTTAGTTCAGCAACAAGTACTACTGGTGCTACTGCCTCCAACCCCGGAAGTGCTGGAAATGGGTTTACGGTTGCAATATCAACAGAAACAGATGAAGATGGATTGATAGAAGCAGGAACTTACGAACTTGCCTCTACCTTTATTTACGATGGCAATCAAGAGTCTTTGCCTAAAAAATATACAACTACTCATACAGTCTCAGAAGCAAATGAATTTAAGGCATTGTCTGTAAGTATTGGTGCTAAAGGGCCATTTGACCCTAGGGTATCTGGAGGTAGGGTGTATATTAGGAAAGTAGGTGATGACTCTGAGTTTATTATGCTTGTAGATATAGACCTTACAAAAGGAGCTAGGACAAAGTTATCAGATGATTATACTGCATGGCACGATGCTGGCAGTTCTCAATACAAATGTCCCAATGCTACAGTTGCAGATAATTTTAGGGTAACAGAACTTGGTTTTATTACCTATGAAGTAATCAATGGATTTAGTTCCAGTATATTTAGCAATGCATTGGGTGACTCTGGAGAACATTGGAAAGATGCAGTAGTTGCAAACAATAGAGTTTTTGTGTGTAATGTAACCATGAAAGATGAAGACACTGGTGACACCAAAGCAGATGCAACACTAAGGTCTTACCCAGATAGAATCATGTACTCTATGCCTAACAGGTACGATACATTTCCTTCTACTAATTTTATAGAGGCGGCTAAGGGTGATGCAGATGTGTACGTTGCAATAGAGGCGTATGCAGATAGATTGTTAGCCTACAAGAATAAAAGTTTAGACATTATTAATATAGCTGGAGATGACCGTAACTGGTTCCTAGAGGACAGTAAACAGTATCAGGGTATATTGCATCCAGAAGCAGTAAAAAAAACCCAGTATGGCGTAATATGGGCCAATAGACAGGGTTTATATCTGTATAATGGATCCTCTATAACCAACCTAAGAGAAAATAAAATTAGTGATAGTGATTGGAATAGTCATGTTGGAGGAACTACAGGTATTATATACGATGAACAAGAGTCTATGGTTTTTGTAGTAAAGAGCCTTGACAATGATGGTGATGTATATATGTGTGATTTAAAGAAAGGTAATTTTACACTTGCTAGAGATTTTGTTTTAGATAGCAATGATGGGCTTACAAATTCAGTAGACACTGAAAGTAACAATACATTGATTGCTCACGATAGTGGTAGTCAAATTGACATATATCAAATACATAGAACAGTTGTGGCTAATACACAAACACAGTTTACAACAAAGGCGTTAAGCTTTGGGGACATACATCAGGTAAAGAAGGTATACGCTGTGCACATTACATATAAATCAGATGTAGCACTTACTGGTATGTTTAGCTTATTAGAGGAAGATGGTACCAGCACAGCATTAAGTGGTACTATTAGTGCATCGGCATCTAACTGGGCAAAGGTAAAGCTTACTCCATCATCGCCAGTAACTTGCAATAAAATTTCGTTAAGGTTTAATAGTAGCAGTACTGCTGTTAAGACATATATTAATGATATTGCAATAGAGTATAGAACCCTCTATAAGAAAGGTTCTTGATGGACAGGGCTACTCGATTTATTGCCAACAGAAAACAGGACAAGATTAGAGTTGTAAGAGAACAGCCCTCTGTTCAGTCTATGAGGGAAGGTGAAGAGGTGCTGTACTTTAGAAATCGTGGTACCCTTACAAGATACAGAAAAGAACGTGGTAAGATTTGGACTTCTGATATGCACGGCAGTCAAAACAAACACGAAAAGGGCAAGCTTACTGTTGATAATCTGCAAGTAAACTCAAGGTTGGAGTACACAACATCATTTATAGACTATAGAATATTTTCTCATAATTTTACAGATGACTTACCCAGTTCAAAGATATACATACCTTGGCAGGGCACAGCGGAACAAACATCAGTTCCAGAAGCACGATCTTCTTTCTTGGCTCCCTTTGACATGACCTGTCACAAACTTATGATGAAGATACCAGAGATGGCTACTTCGACTACTGACATTGTGTTTACTGTTGAAGAAACAGTAGAGAATGACCTTGCACCAAGTACTGTTTGCACATTTGATTTTACCGATAGTTTTGTAGATGATTCGGTTATCACTATCAATAGATCTGACTGGAACGCAGATCCAACAGTGCCTGCCGGTTCTTTAATACATATAGGATTGAATCCAGATAACTCTAATATTACAGATGCAGAAAGACATTTTATTATAACGTCAGTATGGAAGACAATCGTAACAATATAATCTTTATATTATGATAAAAGTTTTATTAAATTCAAAGGAATCACACCATGCATAACAGTTCTAACAAATCAAAAGGTTATATGCCAGTTCCTTCTGGCCCAAACATGACTGGTTTTGACATGGGTAAAACATCTAGTCTAATGGAGATGATGCAGACTGGTGGACAGACTACAGCAGGTGGGGCCGCATTGGCCCGTGCATTACAAATGCAGAAAGATCAAAAAAGGTTAGAGCGGGCACAAAGAAGAGAAGCTGATAGACAAAAGAAAGGTGGTTTATTTGGTAGCGTTCTTGGAACCGGATTGGGATTGGTTGGCGGTGCCATAGGACTTGGCCCTGCTGGCGTTGCTTTGGGTACCGCACTTGGTCAAGGAATAGGTCAAAAATTAGGAGCTGGAAAATCAAGGGATGTAAACACAAGTGGTACTGTATTTGGACAACAATCATTTAGAGACGTAGAAAAGGCTAGTCGTGACTTTACAAGAGGTATTGGAAAAAGAGCTTTGGGACAAGGCTTAATGGCTGGTGCAACAGCAGGATTAACTCCCGGTGGTGGACTTTATGGGCAGTATAACCCATTGACATCCTCTGGTCGAGAGGGCATTAAAGCTGGGTTACAAGGTTTAGGTGTTACGGGTTACACAGAGGGTCAGGGGTTATTTGGATTTGGCAGGCCTTTATATGAGGGTAGCGATGTTCCTTTAACTTATGCGGGTAGCCCTACATTTTTTGATAAGGCGGCAAAGTCAGTGAGAGGTTTTCTTGGGCTTGAAGATGGTGGACTTATTGGTTATTTAGAAGGCGGTTTAACTGGGAGTATGGGATCTGGTGGACAAGATAATGAAGAAAATTTAAGTAATATAGAAGAGATGCTGGGCTTTGAGCTTACCCCGCAACAAGAAGCCTTGTTTCAAGCTCGTGATACATCGGCCATTACCAGAGGTGCTGAACAATTAGGTCAAGGGTTATTGGGAATGACTGGAGGCCAAGGACTTGCTAGTGCTGGAACAGGATTTGGAGCCGGTCAAAGTGCTATATCTCAAGCGGTAGAAGGCATGCAACAATCTTACGATCAAGGAATAGCAGATGAGGCAAAGGCTTTTGAGTCTCAGGTAAAAGGAACTGCGGCTGAACTTATAGGTGGTGGTGCAGAATTTAAGGTAGCCGACTCTGTTCCAAAACAGCCACCAACGAGTCCTCCGGCAAGTAGTGTGCCTAATGCATCTTGGATAAGACAGGGTGCTGATGGAAGAAAATATGTCTGGACTGGTAGTGAGTGGGTAACTGGATAATGGTGGATAATAATGGCTAACGGCCCTAGAAGTATATATAGCAGAAGACAGCGTATGGCTCCCGGCCAATACGACAATCCCCTTGCA